AACCGCGAAAAGAAACGTGCGTTTGTGGTGGACTATAAGACAGGCCGTAATTCTAAGTGGGCAGACAAGGGACAGCTAGAGCTTATGGCATTGGCAGTCTTCAAACACTTTCCCGAAATAGAAGAGGTTAAAGCGGCCTTGCTATTTGTTGTTACTAATGATTTTATTAGGGATAAGTACATAAAAGAAGATGAACCTCGCCTATGGCGAAAGTGGTTAACCGACTATACTACTATGGAGAAGGCGTACAAACGTGACGTTTGGAACGCGAGACCATCGGGCTTATGTCGTAAGCACTGCATCGTGACAGAGTGCCCCCATAACGGACGAAACTAATGCGTAAACGTAACTATAAGCAAGAGTACAAGACGCAGAAAGCACGTGGCGAACACGAAGATCGTATGGAACGCCAACGTGCTAGACGCAAAATAGACAAAGAAGATACAGGTACAGTGACTAAGAAGTCCCCTCGTCGTAAGGGTAAAGATGTTAGTCACAAGAAGATGTTGAGCAAGGGTGGTAGTAACAAAGACGGTGTATTCTTAGAATCACCTAGTAAGAACCGTGCTCGCAACGGACATAAACCCAAGAAATAAGTGACTCGCGTGGGCGCTCGCGGGAAAGAATAAACGCCTAGCCAAGGTTGTGATTCCTTATACGCTGGTCGCCTCGCCAGTGGTGAAAAAGAGGCAACAACATTAACTAACTGTGAAACACCGTGTTCACAGTGTTTTGCTATGGACGCACACATGGAATTTATACAAGACAATAAAGCAATCAAGCTAAAACTAAGACATCCAGAGAAGGTAACCACAGTGATCCCACGAAGCAAAAAAGTCTCCGACCATGAGGTCGTAGTGTATTGGGGGGTAGAAGAAACGCAGGTGCTACGTAACCTGAACATCAAAGCCCCATCTCCTATAGCTGCTAGGTACAAGTGGACAGGTAAGTACCAACCGTTTGATCACCAGAAACAAACAGCCGAGTTCTTAACCCTTAACCGCCGAGCCTTCTGCTTTAACGAACAAGGGACAGGTAAGACAGCCTCGGCCATATGGGCAGCGGACTTCCTCCTATCTCGTAAACTCATTAACCGTGTCCTGATTGTATGCCCACTATCTATTATGGACAGTGCATGGCGTGCTGACTTATTCACGTTTGCTATGCATCGTACTGTGGCAATTTGCCACGGGCCGAAAGAAAAACGGAAGAAGATACTCGCAGAGAATTCCGAGTTTGTGATCATCAACTACGATGGTGTGAACATTGTCGCGGATGAGATAGCTAACGGTGGCTTCGACCTAGTCATTGTAGATGAGGCTAACCACTATAAGAATGCTAAGACAACACGTTGGAAGATCATGTTTAACCAAATCATCAAGCCGCACACATGGTTGTGGATGATGACAGGTACACCTGCGGCTCAGTCTCCTACAGATGCTTATGGTATCGCTAAGATGATGAACCCCCGTGCCGTACCTAGATTCTTCGGGTCATTCCAAGACATGGTCATGACTAAGATCACACAGTTTAAGTGGGTTCCTAGACCAGACGCACATGACATCGTGCACAAGGTACTGCAACCTGCTATCCGGTTTACCAAAGAACAGTGCCTCGACTTGCCGGAGATGATATACGTTAACCGTGAGGTAGAGCTGACACCACAACAGAAAAAATACTACGGTGACCTACGCAAGCAGCTGATTATCCAAGCCGATGGGGAACAGATCACGGCAGCGAACGCTGCGATTGTGATGAACAAACTACTTCAGATCTCCTGCGGTGCTGTGTATACCGATGAAGGTGAGACAATCGCGTTTGATATCAAGAACCGATACAAAGTACTCCGTGAAGTTATCGATGAGAGCAGTCAGAAGGTTTTGGTGTTCGTGCCATTCAGACACACTATCGCATTACTATCTGAAAAACTTAATGGTGAGAACATACCTACCGAGGTTATCCACGGTGGTGTATCTGCCACGGCCCGTGCGGACATCTTTAGACGGTTCCAAGATAGCAATGACACACGTGTGTTAGTTATCCAACCGCAATCTGCAGCACATGGTGTAACACTAACTGCAGCAAACACAGTGGTATGGTGGGGGCCAACACCGAGTCTAGAGACTTATGCTCAAGCTAACGCTCGTGTGCATAGGAACGGACAGAAGCACGGTTGTACTGTTGTACACCTACAAGGATCAGATGTAGAACGCCGTGTTTATAGCTTAATACAAAATCGTATAAACGTTCATGAAAAAATGATAGATTTGTATAAAGAGCTACTTGACTAATAAAATATATAACTATATATTACTAAACACATCTAAGTATAGGAGAGAGATATGACAGATGTAGATAAGTTAACGCGCGTGTATCTTAAAATTAAGAACCGCCGCTCAGAAATCAAACGTGAGTTTGAAGAGGAAGACAATCGACTCAAAGACCAACAGGAACAGATCAAACGTGCTCTGTTAAATCACTGTAAGGAACATAACGTCGATAGCGTCCGCACAGCAGATGGTACGTTCTACCGCTCAATTCGCTCTAAGTATTGGACTAACGATTGGGAGTCTATATACAACTTCGTGCTTGACCACAAAGTCCCAGAGCTTTTCAGCAAGAGTTTGAACCAGACCAATGTAAAACAGTTCTTGGAGGAAAACCCTGACCTTCGCCCTGAAGGTTTGAACGTTGACTCTGAGTACGTAATTTCAGTACGTAAACGATAGGAGGTGACATGAATACTCGTGTGCCAGTAGAAGCAGTTGCAGAACACTTTGGTGTTGCAGTTGTAACAGTACGTTCGTGGGTAACCAAAGGTATCTTACCACCCGATTTATATCTTAAGTTCGGCGGTCGGTATGTGTTTGACTTAGAAGGTGTTGAATCTTTCTGGAGACAGAAGACAGACGAAGACTACGCTGCGCGTATGGCTAAGTTAAAGAAACCAGTACTTACGACCAAGAAAAAAGAACCTGCTCCAGAGCCTACTCCAGAGCCTGAGCCTCAGCCTGAACCTGTGGTTGAGGAAATACAGGAAGAGATTGAAGAAGCAATTGAAGCAGCAGAACCCGTAGACGATCTATCTTGGATCGACGATTTTGATGATGACCTATAAGGGGTAATTTATGAGTGATATTAAAGGTAATAGTTTAGTTTCAGGTGACATGTTCCAGAAGTTAATGGCAGTCACAAACAAACTGGCTGGTGGTAGTGGTGGTGGTGGTGGTTACCCACGTATCAGTATTAAAGGCGGTAAGTTCCGTAAGATTGTTGGCGGTGAGCAAGTACACGTAAGTCGTGATAGTGAGATGAACATCGTGATCGTTGACTCATCTGACATTGGCCGTACGTATTACGAAGGTCAGTACAACCCAGAGAATCCTGCACCACCAAAATGTTGGAGCCGTAACTCGCAAGTCCCTGCTGATGATGTACCCGAAGATCAGCGTATGTCGTCTAACTGCGCCGATTGTCCGATGAATGTAAAAGGTTCTGGTAACGGAAATGCACGAGCTTGTCGCTTCGGAATGCAGTTAGCGGTTGCAATCGAAGGCGAACTAGGTACTATTTACAAGTTGTCACTGCCCGCTACATCTATATTTGGAGCGGCAGATGGTGGAAAAATGCCTATGCAAGCCTACGGTAAGTACCTTGCAGCTAACAAAACACCACCACCTGCAATTGTGACACAAATGTACTTTGACGAGAACTCAGAAGTACCGAAGCTGTTTTTCAAAGCTGTCCGTCCACTGGAAGATGAAGAGTTAAATACTATACTCCCTCTTGTTGACGCGCCAGAAACTAAGGCAGCGACTACAATGACTGTGACACAAGCAGACGGACTACAACCTAAAAAATTAGAACCATCGGCACCTGCGGCACCTAAGCAGGAAGAAGTCGAAGAGCCTAAGAAGGTGCAATCTAAATCGGCCCCTGCACCAGAGCCGAAGGAAGACGCGAGTTCAGACCTTACCGCAGTTATTGGTGAATGGGACGACGAATAACTGATAAGCGGCGGCACAGGAGTGCCGCCTATATAACCTGAGGTAACCACAATGAGCTATACACGTGCTTTCTTGAGCGCGATGGTACCAGATACGGCGCACTACTGTATCTTCCATCTAAAGAATAACAACAACCCTCGTAACTACTTCTCTACAAGTCTTGACGATATTATTCACAAAACCCTCAAACTAACTAATGAAGGTCATGACGTATATTTCGCACTAGGTTCTTTCTATACCGATGGGGCACGGACACAACGTAACGTAGCCCGTATGAAAGCTGTCTATATTGACCTAGATGTATGGCAAGAGTCAGACTCGGATGAGAAGAAGGCTAAAAAATACCCTAACCAGAAGGCGGCATACCAAGCGTTAAAAGCTTTCTGTAAAAAGGTAGGACTACCTAAACCAGTTATCGTCAACTCAGGTAATGGTTTGCATTGCTATTGGTACTTCGACAAAGCGATTGAAGTTATCGACTGGCAGTTTCTTGCAAACAAGTTAAAGAGATTATGTGTTGCTGAAGGGCTAAAGATAGACCCATCAGTAACTGCCGACTGTGCACGTGTTCTCCGTGCCCCCGGCACATTGAACTATAAAGATCCGAAGAACCCACGTTCAGTAGAGATACTAGGTGAACCACGCACGTTCCTTCGTAAACCTATCACTGCGGCTAAGTTCAACACACTGCTCGGGAATGATACTACCGAGAGTAAAGCAGTAAGCATGGTAAGTGACGAGGTACGCGCTAAATTCGGCGATAGTTCACTCAACAAGTTAAGTGCGAATGTTAAGTACAGTTTTACTAAATACATTAAAGCACTTAAAAATAACCCAGAGTATGGGTGCAAGCAGTTTAACCACTTCTTGCAACACCAGAACGATCAGTCAGAGCCTGTATGGCACAGCATGCTATCTATCGTTAAGTTGATAGACGACCCAGAACAGCAGAAGAAAGCCGCACACTTTGTTAGTAAGAACCACTCTGGCTACTCTGCAGAAGAAACAGATAGGAAGTTAGACTCACTAAATGACGAACGTAAGGGTCACCGCTGCGAGACATTTGAAGATCGTAACCCCGGTGGTTGTGAAGGTTGCCCACACAAAGGCAAGATAAACTCCCCTGCTAGGTTCTTTGCTGAAGTTATCGAAGCTACCGAAGAAGACCGTACGGTAGAAGTAGCAGACTCTGATGTATACGTTAAAGAAGATGGGACAGTTGTTGTTACTGATACATCTAAGCTAGTCATACCTGAGTTCCCCAAACCTTTCTTTCGTGGGAAGAACGGTGGTATCTATCGTCGAGTGAAGTCAGATGCGGATGATGGCACGTTTGATGATGTCGTTGTATATAGTAATGATGTATACAGCACAGGGTTGATCAATGACCCAGACGAGGGGTTCTGTCTAGCTACGTATCTGCACCTACCGATGGATGGTCGACAAGAGATTATCTTGCCACTAAGTTCTGTGAATGCCCTAGATAAGTTCCGTCACATTATGTCGTTCCACGGTGTAGCTGCTAGTCAGGACGTGATGAAGTCATTGCAGTTCTATATGTTGGCATGGGCTAGCCAGCTGCAACAAGAACATAAAGCCGCAGAGGCACGCCGACAGTTCGGTTGGCACGACAATGATTCTTGCTTTGTTATCGGCGCACACTCTTACCATCGTAACGGGGACGTGACGCACAACGCCCCTACACGAGCGACAGCGAAATACATCCCACACTTCTCTCCAACAGGGAGTATGGAGAAGTGGAAGAACACCGTAGCTGTGTTTAACGAACCCGGCGCGGATATACACCGCTTCGCAGTGTGTCTTGGGTTTGCTTCTATCCTCGGGCCGTTTGTTCCTAACCAGTTTGCGGCAGTGCATCTGTACAGCCAAGGCTCAGGTTTCGGCAAAACTACTGCACTAGCTGCTTATATGGGTATATGGGGTAACCCCCGTGAGACGATGGGTATTGGTAACGATACACTTAACTCACGTATGAACCGCATGAGTTTATTCAAGAACTTACCCACAGCCGCAGATGACTTACACTCGCTACAGCAAAGGGAATTAACAGAGTTCCTATTAAGTTATACACAGGGACGACAGAAGTCTCGTATGACTGGCTCATCTAACCAAGAACGTGATCATGGTGACACATGGTCTATGACTCTGTTATCGACAGGTAACGAGCGGATCATGGAGGCTATCACAGCGCACAAAGGTGCAGCAGAAGCCGAGGCCATGCGTGTACTAGAACTTAACCTAAACCGTTGGGGTACATCTATCGATCCTAAAGATCGTGATATGACCGTGCTGTTTGAACTGGAACGTAACTTCGGGTGGGCAGGACGTGTCATGGTGCAGTACACCATAAGTCACTTGCCTGAGATTATTAAGGCATATGACGCTGTGGTTGAAGCACTCAACAGTAAGGTGGCCTTAGAACCTAAACACCGATACATCGTTAAGACAGTAGCAAGTACACTGACTATGGGTATGATCGCCCACAAACTAAACCTCATCCCTTATGACATGAAGCAGATGTTTGACTGGTGTATCACTGTCTTACAGACATTCTGTACGCAAGTGGAAGAAGAGTTGATGGGTCTTGATGACATGTTAACCACCTTCTTGCATGAGCATAACGGGTCAACATTGAATATTAACTCTACAGTTACGTTATCTACTAACAACCCAATGATGCCTAATGCGCATATACCGAAAGGTGCGATTGAACTGCGGTACGAACCAGACGTTCGCCGTATATTTATCCCTGTAAAGACAATCAAGAAATGGTGTCACGACAACAAGATTGTAGGAAAGGAGTTGTTAGATTACGTCAAGCAACAACCGGGCTATGAATATATTACGAAACGACTAGGTGCTGGGACTAACATCGCGAGTCAGGCAGTGAAATGTCATAGCTTTACCTTAGACTTTGAAGCGGATAACGAAGATGCCCCGACACGCCAAGCAGTTAAAGAGCACGGATAAAGCGTTATACTTCAAAGTAGATGGTGTGCCTTATAGGATATTAGTGACTGAGTTTACCAAAGGTAGCTCAGTTTTTATCCCTTGCCACCGTATACAACGGGGTATAGACGTTGGTAAAGATGTAGGTCGTAGGTTAGGTATAGAGGTAGAAGTACACCCAGTGATCGAGAACGGTCTACTGGGTGTACGTGTCTTTAGGATTTAGTCAGTTAGCCAATCTTCCCACAATGTGCTTGAGTCATCCCAATCCGCAGTGTGCTCTAGTAACTGTGCACGCATCCGTGGGGAGAGTGTCACACCATGATACATCTCTGCTGATGTTTTCACGTGCTTCTTGAGTGACTGCTTAAGTGTCTTCACAGAGATCATGTTAGCAGGGTAGCGTTGGTTAAACTCAATGATCTGCCCCATAACTTCTTGTACTGTATCTCTATCTCCGACACGAAGGGCAACATACAACGCTCTAGGTAACTTGGTACGTCTATCGGCAATGGCCTTATCCATACGTTTGAGCGTAGCGTTCTCTTCCAACTGCTGCGTGTATTCAGCAGGGGCGAAACCTGCAACCTGCCCTAAAACAGATGCTGCGTTGAGTGCCACAATCTCATCACCACGAAGTGTCTGTACACTACCTTCCTCACCTGCATAGCGTATCGCTTTCATCACGTTACGGGCAGCAGCAGGTGCCATCGTCTCGAAACCTTTCTGAATCTCACCTTGGTTGAGGTAGTTAACACCACGCTCTACACCTAACGCCAAACTTAACGCTGGGCCACCTAGTTGTTCAATGAACGACATGATGTGTGAACGTTCAGAGTTGATGCGGTTCTCACGGTAGATCAAGCCAGTCAAACCAATACGAGTAGAGGCGTCCATACCCGTGATGTAGTTCAATAAACCACCGTACATAGGCTCTTGTAAGACACCACGCATCACGCTATCGAAGTCTTCGTCTTCATCGTCCATTAGCAAGTCATGCACCATCTGGAACATACCGTACAGCGGTAGGCCAGAAACACCCGCCATCAGACCTGTTGCTGCAAATGTTCCGGCAAGTTGCCTCTGTGCGATCTTAGCCACTTCGGGGTCATTGTTGAATGACTCTTTAGCCATCTTACCTAACATCCAGTACATCAACACACCGAAGCGTTTGTACAGCATGATAACCTTACCGAGACCAGACTGTGCGAAACGTGGAGCAGCGGCAGCGTTAGCGTTACCGTTAGTCTCTTCCATGTCGTACAAGGCTTGTTCTGCCATAGTTTCCAATTCGGCTTCAGTAGGATCACGACCTTCTTTCTTCTTGAACGCTTCGATCTGTGCCTTATAAGACGCAGCAAGTGTCGTCTGACGAATGAAACGTTCTGAGTGGTGGAAGAGCATACCTGTCGCGTTGTTTATCCGTGCAAATATTGAACGCTCGTCAATGTTCTCAACGGCATCTTGTACGAATGAACGAGATAACTGTCCACGACGACCTGCAACATCCACAAGTTGCTTCAACTGTTTGTACTCTGCAGGTAGATTCGGATCATCAAAATCAATGGACTGTAGCGATGACCACAAGTCTTGCTCTTCTACAACTTCTTCAGAGTATATCGGGTTGCCATTCTCGTCTTTACCAAGAATCTCACTACCTACCACTTTTATCTTACGAGTCTTACCACCGTAGTGGTACGCTTTAGTCGCGAAGCTAACCGCTTGAGTCAACTCGTCCAGTGACATCTTGTATTTACCCATTAGGTAAGGCATCACAACCGCAGGGACGTGCGTCATGTTCACAACAGCAGAAGATACGTTGAAGCCAAGTGTCATACCGAAAGCAATCGTCGTTGTACGGCGTGCCCAAGGACTAACAAACGGGTTCTTAGAGAACGCTACGCGTTTACCCCATTGATCCATAAGTGCTGCTGCGGTCTTATCATCACGCATGCCGTTCTCTGGATTCTTAAACTCTTCCTCAAGCTGCGTATAAGCATCGTTCAACTGTTTGTTGTACTGGATGTTTGCTACGTTACGGTTGATAGCAGGGGCACGATCAATCAACGCCTCTAAGCTATTCATACGGAAGCCGAGTTTATTCTTACGTTGCTTCAACGCACGGAGATACGAGCGATCAGGCATCATATCGATATACAAACGACTGACTTGCTCAGTGATAGTGTCTAGTGCATCTTTAGTTTGCGCATCTGCACCTTGGCCCTTAACCTCAAGCAACTCTAACACCTTCTGCACAAAGTCATCTGGTGGTGCGCCTTCCATCTTACGAGAAGGTACTTGAATGTAGCGGTCTATCTCTCCAGTGATCTCGATTTCAGGGTCTTCCATAAATGCAGCGAGGGTCTGCTCACGCAACTCTGGACTTTCGAACGCCATATCTACACGCTCACCAACACCGTCTTCGCCTTTCATTTTCATGTTGAACGAAGCCCAGTGGTTGCCTTCACGAGTCAATGGGAAGAATGGTTCGATACGACCTTTAGCAAAGAACTTCTTAATGAACGCATCGTATTTATCACCTAGACGCTCTTGTAACGCTGACATCATCGTGTCGTAGCGTTGCGCATAGAAGTTACGTAGTTGGTTGTACATCGCTTGACCTTCAGGGCCGAGCTTAGTCCATGCACCATCTTTAGCGTGTAGCTTGTCCCATACCGCTGCTTTCTCGACGTCTTTCTCGTAGGCACTGCGAGGTTTGCTTGGGTCAACTTGCTCAAAAGTAGACTCAGCAATTACGTCGTCGATTAGTTCACCTTTACCGCTGGCACTGCGCCACTCACGATACTTGTCGATAAGCGCATGTGACTCATCCTGCATCTTATGCAGAGCACCATCTTTCTTATCAAACAACTCACGGATAGTGCCCGATGTTGGGAAGTACTTTTTAGATAGATCAGCAAGTGCCCCGACATGCAGTACACCTAGACCAAACTCACGTAGTGAAGGAGTGATGTTAGAACCAACCCAGCTAGTGAACTTTTGTAGTCCAGACGCGTAATCGGTGTTGTTGATTGTCTTGCGGATAGCCTCAACGAGCGGAGCCTTGTCACCATAGACCGCTGCAGAGTATAAGTCTCCAGTATCCCGGTAGCTTGCTTGTGGGGCTAAGATTGCCTTGATAAGGATGTCAGCTTGGTTACGTGCGTTAGTTGCACCATAAACCTTCTCAAGCGTAGTGTAAGGCTTACCAGTGAACCAGTTCCATACGTTACGCATGATGACGGCCATCTTATTCCATATGGTGTAACCTTTAACATCGGTAGGAATCTTCGCAAGGTCATAGCGGAAGTCTGGATTAGAGAATGCTTCAGCAACAAACTCGTGCAGGTTCTCCGCTCCGTACGCATCAGGTACGACTTTCTTCACCTGCTTATACAATGCATTTAACTGCTTAGTAATAGGATGTCCAGCATTGTCTATAACAAAGTGTGTTAGTGCGTGTGTAACTTCGTGGCCGATGATGTGGCCGTTCATACCATACTCTCTGTCTAGCATTATGGTATTAGTTTCACGTGATAACTTACCGCTGATACGCTGCCCTTTATCGTTGTACAGATTATCAACGATCTCAACTTTAGGCGGCTTAACTTCAGGGTGTTTGCGGAATGCGTCTATCATCGAGCGGAATAGCTTACGCATTTCAGCGTGCGGTGCCGTATTAGCTAGCACATCAACAGCAGCAACAATGTCCCCTGCCTCAAGCTGCGCGCGTACCATTGGATGCAATGGCATATACACAACAGCGTCTAGGACTTCAGAAGAGTTCAGGTCGCCACGCTTCCATTTACTCATTGCCGAGTCTTTCTCAGCTTTTATAGCAGCTTCTTTAGCCTCTTGCTCTTCGGCACGAGTTTTAGAAATGATAGAACGGTCTCTATCAGCGTCACGCATCTCTGCATCGGCTGTGCGCCAGTACTGTAAGAACTCTTCCAGACGCTTGTTAGCGGATTTACTCAGGTTGTTCTCAACCCATGTAATCGCTTGGTCAGCAACGTCTTCCGTTAAGTTGTGGAAGTACTTAGCTACGGTGTCTGTTGGGTCAGGCTTGGCTGTGCTGCCTATACCGAACACTTTTGCGTAGGCAATGTCGTGCAGGGCTGACGTGATATTGTCTGTGATGGCGAAGAACTTGGCGTAGCGAGGGGTGACGTCAAACTGCTGTGCTTGTTTCTTCTTGCTCTCAACTTCCTGCACTTTAGCATTGTCTAGTAACTCCGCAACGGTATCATTATCTGTATTAGTAGCAATATCGGCACCGACATCTTTTGTATAGTCATGCTCAACAGCAGTACGTAATGTGCCTAACTCTTCCTTGCGGCTATCTATACGATCACGTGTCTTCTGGTTAGTACCTTTCTCTGCCTTAACTTCAGACTTACGAAGCCCCGGCTCGTCAGTAGGGCTAACGGCCGCATCAACTTCGTTGATCTTACGTTGTTTGCGTACGAACTCAGGAGCAGTGTAGCCTTTGGGTGCAGACTTACGCTTACGTGATTCGACAGCTACTTCTGTGTCTTTTTCAGCCCCGGCATCGCGTTTAGTCCGCTCAGCTCGTCCAGTGCTTTTTTCTTGCTTGGGCTGCTTGGCTTTTGTTGGCTCTGTACGTTCGCCAGTTTCGGCTTTTTGTTCTTCAACTGGTTTGGCGCTAGGTTTTTGGCTGGATCCCCGCCCGGTTTTTTCGGGCTGCGGGGCTTCATCAATGATTGGTTCTTCTTGCGCATCGGTCACTTCCTCGACAGGTTTAGCTTTAGCCTTAGCCTTCTTAGTAGGCGCAGGTTTAGCCGCAGGTTGAATACCTACTTTCGCCAATTTCTCTTGCTTAATACGTTCGAATATAGCTTTGCGTGTACCTGCATCTGCTGCTGTAGGTTTACCTTTACCCTTACCTTGTGTGGTAGCAGCAGGTTGTTGTGGTGTAGCAGCAGGTTGTTGTGGTGTAGCAGCAGGTTGTTG